CGATATGTTAAAAATCCAGAATTTTGTATTCCACCATTTGTTTCTGTTTTTATTTTTTGTATTTCATTGGATGAATAATTATTCACAATATTTCTTACTTTAGAAATATCTAAAATATTACCAATATCTTTTGTCTTAAATAATACGTATGGTTCATTTTCATTTTTTATAATTTTACACCGATAGTTTTGCTCAATTTTTTCCGCAATTAATAATTGTTCTTCTTTGGACATAATTACTATAATATATTTCGTATTATTTCTTTATATCTATTTATTGATAAATGTCTATCCTTTATTTGAACACTTGCAATTCACTGGTCAAATATATACATAGACGATATTTAAGTAGTTTAAACGCAAATAACAATTATTCCTAAATATTTGCATTATTATTTTCTAATTCTTTTAGTTTTTCTTTTCTTTTCAAATATGCCTTTTTATTCCGTTCTTTGATTATTTCTGGCGAAACAACATAATTTGTTCGGTTTTTGTATTCTTTTGTTTTTTGTATAATTTCTTCTTTATGGTTTTCATAATATGTTTTACTGCGTGATGGTGCTGTATATTTTTTGAGTTTTTCTTTTAATACTGTAATTTCGTCTTCTAATTGTTTATTCTTAATTAATAATTCTTCAATGTTCATTTATGATATATAATAAAATATTTTTATATAATTTCAATAAAAATAATAAATACCTGTCCTTTATTTGAACAGCCGTAATTCACAACCTGAATACATCATAATTCTCGCCATATTTCAATACAATCTTGCGGTTAAGTTCAATCATATGCAAATTAATATTGAATGCCGTTTTTGGTAAGGTATGTGAGATGGAATGTTTGTATTCTTTGGTCCGCTTTTGATATGAAAGCACATATTTACCATCTTTAGTCATAATAGATATATTGTCTGGTTTCCATATATCATACAGCATTTTATATTCTTCTGCTGTATTCTCAGTATCTTGTTTATTTATAGCTGCATCAAACGAATCAATTTGTTCTTGTAAATCATATCGTTCAGGTAAAACCATAGATGTTGTTGTATTACCATTTTTCGCAAATATATACGGTTGACTACAATTCAAATTAACATACATATTTGGCGGAATATTAACTGCTGCATCTACCTCATCATAAGGATAATTAGTCAAATCAATTGCATTTTCTTGGCCAAACATTTCGGTGATTTTTTGATTGAATAAATGCAATTCCTTGTTTTTATTATAATTCTTGGGAAGTTTGACTGTTGTAGTCATTCGTTTCTTATTAACTACCTTGTTATATTCCAAATACAGACATCCTTCTACCGTTTTAGTATGAACATTTGTAGGATATCCCGCATCAATTTCTATAGACCGTTCTTGTTTTATTTCTTGGTATTGCTCCTCTGTAGTTTCCATAACAGCATGTTCTAGTCCATATTTTTTGATAATTTCTCTATTTATTTTGACGAGTTTATCACTCAACTCCGTCAGAAATTCAGGGGTCGGTTCAATAGATGAATCATACAATTGACTCATACCTATTATTTTAGTTATTCTTTCACCATTGATATTCTTTTGAAACGAAATGACTGCTTTACCCTTTTCATTATATACGGTTATATTTCTTGGTAAATTCAATACATTCTCATCCACTAATTCATTTTCATCAACATTGGGACCATAATAACAATAATCGTCTGTAAATATAGAATACTCTTCACCATACATGTTTACAATTAAGAAATTGAAAATATACAACTGTTTTTGCTTTTGCATCTCATCGTTCATATCAAAGAAGGGGTCTTTTATTACCATTGACTTGGTTTTTCCTTCTACGCGATTATCATATTTCAATATATTTTTTTCACGATATACCTGAAAATATACATGCAATGGGTTGACTCGTCGCGATTCCGGTAAAATACTATTATCAAAATTTGCTATCATTTCTTTTGTTTTTACTAATTTTTCGGCAAGTGATACCTTACCTGATTTTGAACTTTCCCAAATCTTGGGAGAAATAAATGGATGCCCTTCTATACAAAAATATTCGCGCGACTTATTTTGTTCTTTATTGTATACATTTACATTGTAAGTCACATATTTGGGCATATCTTCTTGGGAAAGTCCATCTGGTAATTCTCTCGCATTCGATTGGCGTTCTCGTTTTGTGCCTTCAAGAACACCTCTTGAGTTTTGTTTTTGTTCTTCACATGTAGCTAACCGTAAGTTCGCCAAAGTATTATTCAGAGGATTTCTATCAATATGGTCAACACTTATTATTCCAGTTCCGCGTCCATTTCCGTAGCAATTCATGATAAGTTGATGGATATATATATGTTTGCTGTGCGTTTTTGATGCAATATATCCATTTTGTGCTTTATACCATGTTAGTTTTTCACTATTCTCTTTCTCAAAATCTAATATTCGTTCATATGATTGTCTGCATAATAGAATGAGTTCATTAGGTTCGCAAAACATAAACAATAATTCTTTATCATTATCTTTAACAATCCAAATAGGATTTTTTATTATATGGGCATCTTTACCATGTGTTTTTGTATGACCATCTATAAAGCCAATTACATCAAATTCTTGGCGAATTGATGTATTATACTTATTGATATTAGTATTTGATAAACGGGATTGTGATAATTGCATCATAATAGCAGCTGGTTTTGTATTATATATTATAATAATAAAATATAATTCAATTTTATACGCACCTTATAATAATTCTTATTTTGCCTAAAGAATCGCGATTTACAATTATTACGTCTAATTTGAATACGCGACGCCAGCCATTCCACTCATTACGCGCAACACGTTGTAGTTGACTGCATATACTCTTACCTTTGCGGTGGCCGTGCCTGCGACAGTTCCGGATGAGAGAACGAGTTGGAGGACAGCGTTATCTATGCGGGAGAAGTTGCACGAGCCAGAGGGCTGGTGCTCCTCGGGGCGGAGGGCGAAGGAGTAGACGTTGATGCCGGTATCGGGGGCACGGGTGTGGTGTTGGAAAGGTTGGACGACGTCAAAGTAAGACCCCTCACGCTCAGAGAAGCGGTCTTGGCCGTTCAACTGGAGCTTGGCGGTGACGCAAGGGTTCTCGCCCCAGCAGTGCATGTCCAAAGCAGTCTCCGCGAGGACGAAGGTGCCTGCATCAGATACGTAAGAGCCGGAGGGGGAAGCACCGTCTTGAGTTCCGAACGGCTGCGAAGTGGATCCCCACGTATTTTCGGCAGCATTGTATCCGGCGGAAGATGAGGTGAAATCAGATGCACCGGGCATCTGGAAGAGACCAGATGAGGTGATGAAATCACCGGAAGAGCCAACTTCAGAAGGCCCGCCGAAGGCGTGGATGGCGTTGGGCAAAGCATCAATGGCGTCGGTGTAGTTGAAGGGCTGAGCACCGAGGGTCTTGTAGAGAGTTGCACCACCCTGCAAAGACGCGCAGTAATCAACGTTAGCATCAGGTTGGACGACCCAAATTAATTCCTTGACTGGGTGGTTGAAGTTAAGCTTTATCTTGTTCGAAGAGCTGCCCACCGACTCATCGCCGGTAAACTGGAGTTGCTCTATAAGATACTCATGGGGGTTCTGCGCCATTTTTCTTCTCTCATCGGTGTCGAGGAAGATGTAGTCGACATAGAGAGAAGCAGCTACAAGTGACTGTTGGTAGGCAGTTGCGCATGAGACGGAAGTAGACATGGAAGAAGTAGTCAAGTTATTGACTGCCCAGAGGCACTCGCCGATGGGGCGAATATCAAGGTTGATCTTGACCTCGTGGTATTGGAGGGCAATCAAGGGGAGGGCAAGGCCGGGGTTGCGGCAAAACCAGAAAAGGAGGGGGATGTAGAGGGTGGTCTCGGGGAGAGCATTGCGGGGGGCGCAAACCTGGGAAGGCCCGCCAGCAGCGGCGCAGGGGCCAGATACAGCCGCAAAGTTGGGGTCGGTGATGTAGGTAAGCTGGGTGGTGTTACCAATCATCTTGAAGTATCCACGCTGTTGCTCGGCAGAGAGGGTGACCTGATTCCAGATGTGCATCCAGTCGCCATATTGGCGGTCTATGCGCTGGCCGCCAATCTCGACCTCAACGCAAGAGATCATTTGCTCACCAATGTAGTCAAGCCAACGAGCATATACATTTTCATTGGACTTTCTCATCTCCTGGTTAATCTCAGGCAAGGTTACCTGGAGGTAGGTGCGGTAGCACAAATCACCGTTGCGGCTGATGG